TATTCGAACCGGTAGAATCAATGCCCAGGGCTTTTGCTCCATCAGTGCTGTAAATGGCATAAGGAGTATTCAAAACCAGTTTATTTGCAACAGCAACACCAGGAAGAATAAAACCGACTGTGTTATCGTTTGTTTCGGCTACTAAGCCCAGTCCGTCACGAACAAGGCTTATACTTACATTAGGTAATCCTGACATGGTTTACAAATTATAGTGTTCAGCACTTTTTTTTACTTTCTTCGCATTGTCATCGGCGAACTCTTTTTTAGTAAACCAATAACCAAGAACAGGACAACGCCAAATTTCTTTCACCTCCTGCTTTTTCATGATTGCTTCAGCTTCAGCAGTAAATTCTGTATCCACTTTTTCTTCCACAGTTTCAAGCTCTGTGGTCTCATTAGATTCAGTTCCAGTAGTAGCCGGTTCTGTTATAGTAGCTTCGGTTGTTTCTACAGGTTTACTTGCTTCAACTATTTTTTCCAGGATAGTACTTTCACCCGGTTTAGTTTCTTCTGTTGTACTTTCACTCGGCTTAGTTTCTTCGACTGTAGCTTCAGGAGAAACTATTTCGTTTGAAGTTGTTTCGGTAGTTGTTTCCACATTTGTGGTTTCTTCAACTGGTTTTTCTTCAGTTTTTGCCATACTATTTAATTTTATTAAAGCGTTTCAAAATTCTATATGTAATGAATGATAAAAGACCAATCAAGCCAACTATAGCAATATATACCCAACCGGATGTTTTTACCTTTTCAGTTCGTTTTGAGGCTTCTTTCATAGTTGTTTGCGACTTGCCTTTATTCTGTTGTGACACATTCGCTTTTAACTTCGATTTGTCCTCATTGATAGCATTTGTTGCTGCATCACTTTTTGAGCCTAAATTTGCAGCTAAATTTTTATTTTCACCACGTTTGATACTTCGTTTCGTAGTGGTGGTTTCAGTTGGATATTGCTTACCAGTGCTGTCCGGTGGTGATAATTTTGTACTCGTACTTGTTTCTTCAACAGTTTCGGAAGTAATTCCTTTGTCAGTAGATGATGAACTTGTCGAAGTATTGATAACTGAGCTTATCGAAGTTTTTACATCCAGTTTTGTATCGTTTGAAGTACTTACCGTTGAGGTTGCCGAAGTATTGTTTTTTACTTCAGAACTATTGGTTTGTTTAAGCGTTTTACAGCCCGAATAAACGAAAGTTGAAACGAATACAACACAAAGAAGTATGATACGCTCAACCAATGCTTTGTTTAAATTTTTAGTTCTCATTTTTCTTTGGTTTTATATTTGACAATAAGTTTGTCCAACCGCCATGAATGGCTTCGATTATAGCCGTTTTTTCTTTTCCTTTGAGCACCGATACATTCTCTAGGATGGAAGTCACATATTCAACCAGGAATCCTGTCAGGCAAGCCACGAATACAAAGCTAAAGAAGCTATAAGCTGCTAAATCAATAAGGTTCTTTGAGTCCTGAAATTCACGTTTAAAAGCATGAATAATGTAAAGTATAGCCAGCCAGATAAGTATTTTTATCACGCAACGCGAGAACCGAAAGGACTCAAAACCTATTCCTTTCCGCTTAGATGCTCTAATCCCAGTTACCACTTCAATTACTATTGCTGCAAACATGGCAATGGCCAAAGCCGGCGTAACGCCAAATAGGTAATTGACCAATCCAGAAAGAACTGAAAGCGTCAGTACTGCACTATGCAACTGGTATTTGCAACTTGGAAATATAGACAACACAAATTCTTCAAATGAATTCCAGTCGTATACTGCAAGAAACTTAACAAAATAATTCTTCATAATTCAAAAACTCTAGTTGACCAACCTTTGTAATATTTCCACTGAGTCGGTTTTCGTTTACAAATCTTGTAGTACTTGAGCAATCTATCATACTTGTAAAGCTGAATAAATTGCAGTTTTGTCATTGCTGGGCGTTGGTTCAATTTTGCAATCGAATCACTCAATAATATGATTTTAGCGTTCAACACACCAACTGTATCCTTTTTTATAGCCGGTTGTGATAAACAAAACGCCGAGATAAAAAGGAACAAAGGCACTAACTTTTTCATATCATTGAGCTTAATTTTGTAACTAACTCAGGAGTTATAATTCCTGTCTGAGCCATTGTGACGATCGATTGCGCACGTTTGATAGCAGGTTTGATTCCTTCATTTACGGCACTATCCACCAACATATCTGCTATATCCTGATCAGCAATAAAATCACCGCCGATCTTATCCCAAAAATTTTGTTTATAGAATTGTATAACAAATTCTTGAAGCGGTACAATCTTTTCGAGCGATGTAGGAAATCCGTTTAATTTTTTAGCCGGATCAATAAATACCCAGCCCATCCACTTTGGCCAAAAGTTGCGTGCAATTCCTTTGTAAGTTTCACCGCCTGCATCATTTTTGTCATTCACATAGCCACCTTCAGTAGTCAGTATCCGTTTAATTGCATGTTTATAGTCTGCCATCTTATTTGAATCTAAATGTTGAAGCTATATCCGGTTCCGGTTTAGCCACTGTGTTACGTTCAATTACTTTCTTATCATCTACCGCAGTGCTAAAGTCAACCCTGAAAAGGATATACTTTTTACCATATTGCGGTTTATATTCGGCTAATCTGTTTAGCGGGGTAAGCTTATCAATGGATAAGCCTTCAAAGGCCTGATAAATATCATCAAATTTGTCCAGGATATCCAAGCTTGTATTTTCACTGGTGGAAGTACTGAACGTATCAGAGCCCGAATTGACGTATAGGTAAAGACTTACAATGCCATCACCAATTTGCGCGCTTTCTCCAAGATTACTAAAGCGGAAATCACCAAGTTCGATAAACAAAGCCGGAAGCGGAACAGGATAATTTTGTACCTCATTTTGCATCTGTCCCTTTTGCAAATCTACAAATTTGAGATACTCCAGTTCAGATTTAGCCTGATCGCGTAAGGCTTTGTATATATCGCTTCTTTTCATTCGTTTAGTTTTTGAAATAAACCACTTCAACCCGTTAACGAATTGAAGTGGTTTTCCAACCTATGAAAACTAACCCTTATACTGATTTGGCCTGATAAATCATAGCCGAATATTTTTGTGCATCTTTTGTAAAATCCGCTTTGAATCTGTGAGAGAAACCAAATTCATCGGCACGTCCATTTGGGTTTTGCGCCTTATTCAATAAATACATATCGAATTTACCACTTGCCCTGAACACTTCCGTTGAACAGAATACAAATCCAGCCGGAACAACATTGCCAGTAATTAATGCTCCCTGAGCAGCCTTAGCAGATGTGGTCAGATTATAGGAAACCATACTGTTATTTGAAGCTTTATGAATTTTGAATCCATAATAGTTTACAATAGTTGGATTGATAATCCCATTCTGATTTTGATAACCCAATTGCGCTTTCAAAATTTGATTGTTTACAACTAAATCCCACCACATGTCACTAGGTAAAACCAGATTTCGTCCATCTTCAGGGAATAATAAATTATCGCAAGCACGTGCCAATGTGACAACATCGTCAAGTGTCATCATCTTTAAACCATTGCGTACATTTCCGGTAGTTGGGATAATAATTCTTTTACCTCCATCCGTATCAGGAGCATATGCATAAGCAGCATCGTTAACCTCTTTCAATCGAATGGCATTAGCCGATTTATTGGTATAGTAAGCCATTTTGTCGAATGGCAATGCGTGCATATTGATATTACGCATCTTATAGTTTTGAGAATCGTAGTAGTCCAATGCAACTTCGTAAGTAGTTTCTGTTGGTTCTACACTGTCAACATCATCCGTTTTATTCTTATACACCACTGGAAATGCACCGGCTTCAGGAAATACCAATGTTTGTCCATCGGTAGCAAACGAACTTAAATCCTGCGCTTCATTAAGCCATGAATCTATTTTAGAATACTCTTCCTGTAAACTGCGAATAAACACAATTTGCTGAGTAGGCAATACAACGGGGGCTGCAAGTATAGTCCCGGCAATATGCGGCACTAATACCGCTCCAAACATGGCAGTAACTACAGCAAGCAGTAACACCATTACACTTAAAAATCTTTTCATCTTTCTTTCCTTGTTTTTTATTAAAACTAATTCCTTTTTAAAGTCCTTCGTAACCCACTTCGCAGGCTTCGCAATCTATTTACACCTCCGTTGTGGTAGCAATACCCATTTTTGAGCTTTCGTTGATAAAATCGCCTTCTAATTTCTTGAATTTTTCAGGGTCATTTTTAGCCATCAGTTGCAATGCTTCCTGATCTTTCTTGTAATAGTCCAGATAAGTCCATTTGGCACGTTCGTCAGTTTCTTTTTCTTTCCCATCTCCCATGCCCAACACAAATGTTTGAAGCCCATCAACTCCTCTAAGCAATTCAAGTGCTTTTTTAGTACCGTCATAATCTGCAATAGCACTTGCACGATACACAAGTTTTTGACTTTCTGTAATTGCACCACGATTTGCATGTATAGCAACCAATGCATCGGCTTTTGTTTCCGCGGTTTCATTATTGGTCGGAGCTTCTGGTTTTACACGTGCATCAAGCATTTTACTCACGGTATCATAACTGTGCAAAGCCAGCTCTTTCAAACCTTCAATTTCTCCATCTTGTAACACGCCACGTTCTTTGTGCCTAAGCACTAAGTTTTCAGCATTCAATTTTTTTGAGGCTGTCAGTTCTGCCTGAAGTTGCTCAACTGTTTTTTCTTCTTTTGCCATTGCAGTAGAATTTGTAATTAAATTAAGTTTATACTTTCCCCCGTCTGGAGTGGATAATTTTACAGCGTTTTTTTGACCGGGTAATGTTACCAATGAAATTTCTAGTAATTCTGATTTTGTGATTGTTGGACAGCTTTGTCCGGGAAGTAGTTGCTTCACATCATCGCTTTGTTCTATTGGAATAATATTCAGACTCACGGCACTCATATAGCCATCTTTATATTTCCAGTAAAGTTTTACAGCATCATCATCGTATCGGTCAAATTCAACAGTTCCGATTAACTGACCTTTTTCAACCCGAAGGTTAGACCACTTTCCGACCGGAATCATATAGGTGGAATGTTGAACACAACATACCGGATTTTTCAAGAAACCTTCAGTGTCTATACCTTCTACGAGCAAACGCCAACCGTAACGATTGACTGTATTGTCACAGATAATGAAATCCATTATTAGATTTCCATCCGGTAATTTTCGTTCTTGTTTCGCCATTTTTAGTTCTAAATTTTGAGCAAAGTAAAAGCAAAAAAGAGCACAAAAAAAATGATTGATTTATAGTTGTGCCGCTTTCAAACAACTACTGTCGGAAATTTAGACTACTATAAATCAAACATTTTAATAAGCACGAAAAAAGTAAAACCTTTGTATCTCAAATTACACACATTGTATTTAATCAAGTCTAACTAAATCATTAATCAGCATGTAAATGGCACAATTCACCAAAGCCGAACGCGAATTGAAAATTGAACAAGCACGGCGAATGTATTGCAAAGGATTCGACTCTCAAACCATTGCCGATATTATGGGCGATGTAACCAAACGTACTTTAGACGGATGGATACGCGACTATGATTTTGACAAGAGTAAAAAGAGTCAAATAATTGCCCTTTCCGAAATCCGTAATTCCATACTTGAAAGTTATGCCGATTTGCTTGATGGGAAAAAACCTAAGATCACACCCGATCAAGCGGCAAAGTATGCAACGGCCTTTGAAAAGTTCAGCAGCAAAAAGCAAGTATTATCGTATATGCACGAAGCTTTTGAGATGCTTAGCGAAGAGTTTATGAATGACATTCAGAAAGCCGATGGACGGAAAGAAAAAGACAACCTATTGAACGATTTACGCGGGGTACGTTCAAAAATGGAAAATGTATTAACCCGCCTAACAAATGAAGTTTTAGGTAATGAGTAAACTAGAAATGTTTTTTTTCGAGAAACTGGATAAATTAAGACAGTACTATATCGGTTATAAAATCAAACGACTGATAAATGAAGCCGATAAGTGTCGCGATAAGTATGGTTCGCAAATGTTTGTTCTCAAATATGAAGGCCGTATACGCACAATCAGTAAACGGTGGTTTAAACGCCAACGCCAAATTGGAAAATTTCCGAAATCAATGACATCGGATGACTTGAAGAAAATATCCTACTATTACACACGCGGGTAAAATGACTAAGAAGGAATACAAAGAACTACTCGACCGCTTCCGTGAAAAAACGGCTTTTATCAACAAAGCCACGATTGACAACATTATCGAAGAAACACCGGAACAACAGGACGCGCGTATAAAAATGTTGCTGAAGCCGGAGAACTACGGTCAGTTCTTTAATTACTACTTTGGCAAAGGTACAACCATTCCAATGGCTGACAGTGATTGCGCCTGGTATCATACTTCTATTTACAAAGACTTATACAACAACGACTTTATAACGCTGTTTAATCTCATTTTTCGTGGTGGGGCAAAGTCTACCCATGCTAATATGGGTTATGCTTTCGGGCTCAAACAGACTCGAAAAGCCATGTTTCAATTGGTTGTAGGAGCTAATGAGGTTCGCGCTGCTATGTTGCTTCAGGACTTACAGGTTCAATTTGAATCAAACAACCGAATCATTAAAGACTTCGGTATGCAAAAAAGCTATGGCAATTGGGCCGATGGACAATTCGAGACAACCGATCGTTGCACATTTATGGCATTGGGTATTGATCAACCGTTTCGTGGACTTCGCCAAAACGGTGTAAGGCTTGAATACGTGTCGCTTGATGATATTGAGGACAAAAAGAAATCAATGAATAAATCATTGGTTCATGAGTATGCCGATAAAGTAACCGGTGATATTCAGGGCGCGTTTTCCAAGAGTTCAGAACGCACCATTATCAACAACAATTATTTTACCGAAAAGGGCTTTGTAGCCACTTTGGCAGAACGTAAAGGATTCGACCTGAAAAAAATTGATACTAAAAACAACCAAATTCGGAAAGAAAAATTTTCCACATTGTATTTAGTCAATCTTACAACAAAGTACTACGATCAGCTTAATCGTTCTAGCGACTGGAAACCCAGTTGGGAAGAAAGATACACCAAAGCTGATTGTTTACGAAAGGTTGAACAATACGAACATGATCAGGCAACGCTTTCGGGTGAGTTCTACAATACGCCCATAAACGTGGGTAAGCGTATCAAAAAAGAATGGATACGCATGGTTAAGCCAAAACCGTTCGATGCTTACCTAGTGATTGTAGGTAACTGGGATTTTGCCTACTCTGATAAAGCCTGTTACAAAGCATTGGCTACCATTGGAGTTCGTGACTTGCACATGACTGTTATCGACCTTTATTGCCGGCAAACGGCTGATATCGAAACAGCCCTGGAATATCATTATACACAGGCTAAAAAGATACAGAGCATCAACGGCTCAACTATCTATTATTTTGATGGTTCGGTTTCGCAGGAAGTAATCTATTACCCTATTCTTATCAGGGCTGCACAAAAATACAAGTCAATCAGTATTCCTATTTCACAAAAGAGTGTCACAGACAAATATACCAAAATAGACACTACGCTTGTGAGTGTATTGAGCACCGGCATTTTGGACTTCAGCGAAGAACTGGAAGAAAATCCTGATTGGGAAGAAGCCAAAGCGCAAATGCTCAACTTTGAGAAAGGCGGTAGTTATCCGGTCGATTTCCCGGACTCCCTGACTGATGCAATTCTCAAAGCCCAGGAATACCTGAATGGTGATTTTGAAGAGAACGATGAGACAGATAATAAACCGATAATCGGTAAACGCGAACGCGGAGGGTACTAACTATAAACTATCTACTAACATGGCATTTCTAACTAAAGCAGAACTTAAAACAGTCGCTGATATTAATCTGATTGGCATTCTTACCGATTTGGACGACACGATTATAACCGACATTATTGATGAAAGCATTGATAAAATGAAAGGCTATTTAAGCCGCTACTACGACATTGATGCAATTTTCAATGCGGAAGGTACTACACGTAAAAAGTCTATCGTAAAACGCCTGAAGGATATTGTAATTTATGAAATATACGAACGCCACACACGAGACACCAATGCAGTTGCAGCGCGTCGATATGCAGAAACAATTGAATGGCTCGAAAAGTCTTACACCGGCGAGCAAGGAGACAGAACGCTCCCTCCAAAACCAGAACAAACAACTGAAATACCTGGAACAACTGGAGAAAACAGATATGGTGGAAAAAGAAAATATGATTCAGCTTATTAATTCATAATTATGAAAAAGCAAAAGAACTTCAATAAATTAGCACTTGCAGCAAAGCCAACGTCCAATACACAGCCAACCGGGCGCAATGCAAGAAAACCACCTATAGCAGACACGCGGGGTTCTGATACTATGGAAATAGACTATTTCCGGTTGTATGAGTCCATGTACCGGAAAGAAGTAACTGACTGGCAAAATGCCCGTCTTGCTCGTTATGACCCATTTAATCCTGTAACCTATTTGATACAGCAGTTGTACAAAGACGCGATGTTAGATAATCACCTTCAGGGAGCTATCCAACAGCGTATCTTAC